ATTGCCATTAATGGTGGAGCAAATTTTAGTAATACATTCACAGTAAAAAATCCAAACGGGACAGCATTTAATTTTACTGATTATACTGGATCGTCTCAGATGGTAAAAAGCGTTGCCATAGGATCTAGTGGGCCTGCTGATGCCACGTTTACAGTTGGATTTACCAGTGCAGCTGGCGGTAAATTAAAGATATCTTTAGGATCAACAAGCACTAGAAATTTAGAGGAGGGAAGGTATGTTTATGATGTTAATGTTGGATCTGGACTAACAGTTTATAAAGTTGTTAAGGGATCAGTCATAGTTAATGCTGGTGTGTCTTCCGCACCATCATAAATACTTTCACAGGAATAGTAAATAGATGGCACAACCTGCTAGTAGACAAGAATTAATTGCATATTGCAAAAGAAAACTAGGTGCTCCTGTGTTGGAGATCAATGTTGCTGATGAACAAATTGATGATCTTGTGGATGATGCTCTTCAATATTTTTATGAGAGACATTTTGATGGTGTTATTAGAACTTACTTAAAATATGAAATAACACAAGCAGACATTGATAGAGGAAAAGGTCCAACAGAATCTGGAGTAACAGGTATAACAACCACCACTGCAACTTCTACAATTGACGGTGCCACTGTAGAATTTAATTGGTTTGAGAACAGTAATTATATTCAAGTTCCACCATCAGTTATTGGAGTAGAAAAAGTTTTTAGATTTGATGGTAGTAATAGTATATCGAACAATATGTTTAGTATTAAATATCAATTGTTTTTAAATGACGTTGCTTTTAATCTTGGATATAATGGTCTTTTAAGTTATGCCATGACTCAAACTTATTTGTCTGATATAGATTTTTTATTAACAACAGAAAAACATATAAGATTTAATCAAAGACAAGATAGATTATATTTAGATATTGATTGGGAAAATACAACAGCTGGTAATTTTATAGTCATGGAATGTTTTAGAACAATTGACGCAAATGATTATTCCAGAGTGTGGAATGATACATTTTTAAAACGTTATCTTACTGCTTTAATTAAAAAACAATGGGGTCAAAATTTAATTAAATTCCAAGGTGTAAAATTACCTGGAGGAGTGGAGTTAAACGGTAGAGAAATATATGAGGATGGTCAAAAAGAATTAGATACCATAGCAGAGATGATGTCAAATACTTATGAGTTACCACCTCTTGACTTCATAGGGTAGACACATGGCATTAAATCCCTATTTTCTACAAGGATCCTCTGGAGAACAAAGTTTAGTCCAAGATCTAATTAATGAGCAACTTAAAATTTATGGCGTAGAAGTTCATTATCTACCTCGACAGTATGCAAAAACTAATACTGTGATTAGAGAGGTCATAGAATCTAAATTTGATGATGCATATCCGATTGAAGCGTATATGGAAAACTTTGATGGGTATAATGATAATTCAGTTATACTATCAAAATTTGGAGTTCAGGCAGAGAATGAAATAACTTTAACTATTTCTAAAGAAAGATTTGAAAATTATATCAGTCCTTTAATCAAAAATATTCCCAATATAGAATTATCCACCAGACCAAAAGAGGGTGATTTAATTTATTTTCCATTAGGTGATAGGTTATTTGAAATTAAATTCGTAGAACATGAAAAACCTTTTTATCAATTAAGAAAAAATTATATTTACACTCTTCAGTGTCAACTCTTCAGATCTCAAGATGAAATTATTGATACTGGAATTGAAGAGATTGATGATACGTTTGATATTGAAGCTAATCTTAGAACTCTCACTTTAGTTGCTGCTGGAACCACAGCAACTGCCTTTGCTGGTGTTGTGGCAGAGGGTGGTGTAAATCAAATTATAGTTACAAATAGGGGTGAAAGGTATACATCTGCTCCTACCGTAGCCATATCATCTTCGCCATCTGTTAATGGCACTGCTGCTGGTATTGCTACCTTGATGTCTGGATTAGTAAATTGTGATGGAACTGAAATAGGAGAAAAAGTTCAAGGTATTTACGTTACTAATCCTGGTTTTGGTTACACTGTAAATCCTGGTATTGTTATATTACAACCTGATGATGGTAATGGAGTTGGTGCAGCCGCAACAACAAGAATATCTGATAACGTTGTTGGAATTGTAACCATATCAGGTGGTGGATCTGGATATACCACAGCACCTGCTGTTACGTTTAGTTCACCAGGTATTGGGACAACTGCAACTGCTATTGCGGTTGTAAGTTCTGGTGGAACGATTTCCAATATATTTGTAACTAATGCTGGTGCAGGATATACTGTTAATCCTACGATCACGATTGGTTCGCCATATATGCTTGGAGAGGGAACATTCATAGATAATGAAACAGTAACAGGATCCTCTAGTGGTATCACTGCTATTGTTAAAACATGGAATGCAGTTTCTGGTGAACTAGTAATATCTAATTCTACTGGAGATTTTGTAATGGGTGAAAATATCGAGGGTGCTGAAAGCGGTGCAGTTTATCAACTTAAAATTGAAGAGACTGATAACACAGTTAATAAATACCCTGATAACTTATCAATAGAAACTGAAGCAGATGCGATATTAGATTTCTCAGAGTCTAATCCTTTTGGAACACCATAAATATAAACTAACAGGTCTATAACAATGTTTGAATATTACTATCACGAAATATTAAGAAGAACGATCATCGGATTCGGAACCCTTTTTAATGGGATAGAAATCAAACATGAAGATTCTGATGATAATGTTGCGAGTGTAATTAAAGTGCCTCTTGCATATGGGCCAACACAAAAGTTTTTAGCAAGATTGCAACAATCACCTGATCTTAATAAACCAGTTCAAGTAACATTACCAAGAATGTCGTTTGAATTTGTTGGTTTACAGTATGATGGATCAAGAAAAGTCACAACCACACAAACTTTTAAATCAGAAACAGTGGGTGTAGCGACTGCAATTAGAAAAACATTCATGCCAGTTCCTTATAATATGTCCTTTGAATTAACAGTTCTTACAAAGTTAAATGATGATATGTTGCAAATTGTAGAACAAATTGTTCCATATTTTCAACCAGCATTTAATTTATCTGTTGACCTTGTAAGCACCATAGGAGAGAAAAGGGATATTCCAGTTGTGATAGAAAATATAACAATGGAGGATGATTATGAGGGAGATTTTACAACAAGAAGAGCATTAATATATACCTTCAGATTTACAGCAAAAACATATCTATTTGGCCCTGTTGGATCAAGGGCAGAGGGATCCAAAGATCTTATCAAAAAATCAACCATTGGATACATTGCTGGTGGATCTACAAAAACTCCATCAAGAGATATTACTTACTCTGTTGTTCCTCGTGCCACAAAAGCGTATGATGCTAATGTTACAACCACGTTAGGAACTGATATCGCAGCAGATACGACGGTATTTGATGTTGCAGATGCATCTGGTATTGCAGAAAATACATTCGTTATTATTGATAGTGAATCAATGTTTGTTGATAAGAAGAGTGGTAATAAATTAATAGTTAGAAGGGGAGAGGACGGAACAACTCCAACAGCACATGTTACTGGTGCTGGTATAAATCTAATTACAACCACCACTAATGATTTGATAGAGATTGGTGATGATTTTGGATTTGATGGGTCATTGATATGAAAAAACTAGATAAAACTTTTAATATATCAGAACCTGAGTCTGAAATTGTTAAAACCGAAACAGTTGGAATTACACCTGAACAAAAACCTGATAGAATAATTAAAGATGATGTTACAAGAGACTATGAGTATACAAGAGGCAATTTATATTCTATCATTGAAAAAGGACAAGAAGCAATTGACGGAATTCTTGAACTTGCTCAAGAAAGTGAAATGCCCAGAGCATATGAAGTTGCTGGACAATTGATTAAAAGTGTTTCTGATGCTACTGATAAACTTATGGATCTTCAGAAAAAATTAAAAGATGTTAATGAAGAACAAGTTACCAAAGGGCCATCAACTGTTAATAATGCTCTGTTTGTTGGATCAACAGCAGAACTTGCTAAACTTATAAAAACTGGACTTCCTGAAGTCGATAAATAGATTGAGGGAGAGAAATCCCGAAGTACCAATATCGCTTGTACTAATAGTATGTCGGAAGACAATAATAAAAATTTGCCGTCTATTGATGATTTTTCAGAGAATCCAGAGGAACTTCCTTCCGTAGATGAGTTTTTAAAAGAGGAAGAATTACCCTCAGTAGAGGAATTTGTAGAAGAAGAAAAACAAGAATTAATTGTAGAGGAGAAAATAGAGGAACCTATAACTGAGACGATGGATCTCACTGAGATTGTTCGTCTAGTTAATGATGTTAGAGATAGTATTCCTGATGTTCCAGAAATAAAATCTTATGATAGTGAATTACAGGAATTATCAGAAAATTTAGAACAATTAAAAAATAATATTCCTGAAGTTCCTGAAGTAAAATATTACGATACAGAAGTAGAAGCAATATGTGAACAAATTGATTTAGTAAGAGAAGAGGTTAAAAACCTTCCTGAAGTAAAATACTATGATGAACAATTAAATCTCATAGAGGAGAAGATTCAAAATCTTCCTGAACCAAAATATTATGATGGCGAGATAGAGGCAATATGTGAGGCTATTGATAAAGTTAGAGAGGAGATACCCACTTTTCCAAAATGGGTCAATGAAATAAATGAAGTTCCTGATTTTTCTTGGATTGGAAAAACCTTTAGTGTTATTGATGATGACTTTGTTAAAGTTGGAGATCATATAAAAGATCTTAAAACTAAATTTGATTCTGATCTTGAGGAGTTAACTGAAAATTTAGATCTTAAAGATTTTGAACAAAGGATAAAAATAGATGAATTAAATAAGGCAAAAGATAAAATATATGAAGAATTAAAAGAAGCAGCAATTAAAATTTGGGCTCATCATGATGAATTCAAAGATGATGATAGAAAATTAAAGAAGGGTATATTAAGTAAACTCAATGAGACAAGACAAAATATTGAAAAACAAATAAGTGAATTAGACAATAAGAGTTATGAATCTGATAAAAATCTTAAAGGTTACTTTGAAGGTTTAAAAGAAGAAATAGCAAATCTTCCTGAAGTAAAATATTATGATGATAATATTACTGAGTTAAAAAAAGATTTATATAACTTAGATAAAAAATATAAAGATACTTCTACTAATATTGCCGAACTTTATAAAATTGTAGAAGAGATAAAAGGTGGTCAAGAAGAGTTAAAAGAAGGTTTATTAAATGAACCTCCAACTTACGCACAATCTGTTGGTGGGCCTCCAGACCCTCTTACACCATTGGGTAAAAAGTTTGCCACACTTGAAGATCTATCTAAAAACTATACGTTATTTGTAAATAGAGTTCAACAACAACTTGCCACATTTGGTGGAGGTGGTGCAGTAAGAGTTGATACTATGGATGACGTTGGTATATCAACGTATGCCATTGGAAGTGAATTAGGAATCGCAACGGGTAGTCTTTTAATTTATGATGAGAATTTAAAATTAGTTGGTATTGCCAGCACAGCCTTAGGTGGAAGCACTGGTGTTGGTGGTACTGATTTTATATCTGGTATTGCTGCTACATTTAGTAGTAAGGTAACTACTGATTTTCTTGCTGGTATTGCTGCCACATTCAGTGGTAATGTAACTGTTGGTGGAACGATAACCTATCAAGATGTAACGCATCAAGATGTTCTTGGTATTGGTACGTTCCAGCAAGGTGTTCAAATACTTAATAATGGTTTAAGTGTAAACACAGGTATTGTTACTGTTGTTCCTCCTAGTGGTATTGGAACAGTTACAATTGGAGCTGGTGATACTACCCTTGTGGTAGATGGAGATGCTCGTGTAATTGGCATCCTAACTATAGGTCGAGCATCTGTGACAATTGATGGTGATACTAATAAAATTACCATTGGTGATGAAGATGTTACAATTTCAAATTCCTCAGTCACTATTGGTGATAATGTAACCATTGATGCTGGTGCTTCTGGTATTAACTCTGCACCTAATGTTTTCTATGTTGCTAAGGACGGAGATGATTCTAATAACGGAACTTCAATTGATAATGCTAAACTAACAATTGGTGGTGCAGTAGGAGTAGCCACTTCTGGATCAACAATTAAAGTGATGTCTGGTAATTATCAAGAAGCAAATCCTATTCAAGTTCCTGCTAACGTATCAATTGTAGGTGATGATCAAAGATCGGTTAACGTAAGTGGAAGTGCTGCTCATAAAGATATCTTCTCTGTAAGAAAAGGAGTTAAGTTAGCCAATATGACCTTTACTGGTCATGTGGGATCTGCAGCTGCAGTTGGATTCCCAACGAGTGAGATTGCAGAAAATGTAGGTGGTGGTAAATGGAAAGGTCCATATATTCAAAACTGCACAAGTAATACAACGACTGGTGTAGGAATAAGAATTGATGGTAATCAGGCTAGATTACTAAAGACAATGAACGTGGATGCTTTCACTCAATACAATCAGGGTGGAGTAGGAGTTGCAGTAACTAACCAAGGTTATGCACAGTTAGTATCAGTATTCACGATTTGTTGTGATGAGGCAATTAGTTGCCATGCAGGAGGACAAGCAGATGTTGCTAATAGTAACTGTAGTTTTGGTACATTTGGATTAGTTTCAGATGGTAAGAG